TTGCCCGCTCAAATTAGCGCCAGAATTTGGCCCTGTGATACCCGCTGCCCAGCCGCCGCAGGCAATGCTCAAATTCGTTGCGTCCGATGCCGTCTTGCTGACCTCGACCATCATCGGCAAGTCGGGCATTGTGATATTCACGCCTACCTGCGAATTTGCCGTCCTCACTTGATGCACGGCAACCCAATTGCCATCGGGTGCATAGACTTCAAAAAACGCAGATACCGCGCCGTACCAGCCAAAGCGGACGCGGAACATATTCATGTTCGTTGGCGCCAGGGCGACGGGCAAGCCGTTGCTGGTGAATTGACTGGTCGCCGCGCCGCTCAGAACGTCCCTGTTCCAATTGGTTTGCGCGATAAATGTATCAACGCTATTAACACGAACCAAAACTCCGAAGATCAGCCCGTTAAATCCAAAAGCGTAGCCGTTGACTGCATCGTAAATACCCAGCCTTTGGAAGCTCGCCGCCGATGTTGGAGCAGTGTACGCACCCGACAAGACAGCCCACGCCTCATATTGCGCGGCGTACAAAATGCCGGTCGGCGTTTGCGCCAACAGTGCGGCAGTTACCCCTGTGCCGGTTGAAAATACCCCGGCGCCCGCCGTTGGGCCGGTGGCAGCTGCGCCGCCTGACACAGTGATGTTCAAAAAGCTGGCCGGAGCTTGCTGAAAAAACTTCGTCGTGATCTGCGTGATGCGCGTCACACCGACCAGCTGGCCGTGAATGTCGGCTTGTGTGTCGGCTACCGTCACATAGTTTTTACCAGCCGGGAACGTAACAGGCAGCGGGTTAGCCGCGTCTACATCGCGCAATGTGTTGTCAGTACCAAAACCAACCTTCATGCGCTGAGCCTTCAAGCCTGTCGTTGCAGCCGCGCCGTTGATCGTCGTCAGTTCATCCGTTGCTATCAGGTCGCCAGCCGTGCCAGCGTTTAGAGTGGTGTTATCAGGCATTTATGCTGCCGTGTCGCCAGTAGTGCGCAGGTCGTAAGTGTCGTTTGACGCTGCTGCTGCTACATTGATCGTGCGGCGTACCCATACCGCTTTGTGCTGAGTAGCGGGGATTGAACCCAGCGCAATGCCAGCTCCTAGCGTTGCAGGCTCACTAAAGGTAACGCCAATCGGCGCGGTGCTTTCGTTGGCAATGGTCTGCTCTGTGCCGTTGATAGCGCTAGTCCCCAGCCCTATCGCGATCTGCGTGTCTGCGCTGGCGGTGTTGGCTTGGATAAACTGAATAGCGGTTTGCAGCGATAAGGTTGCATTGGCATTGCGCACATAAAAGCAGCGATATTCAACGTCACCCGCCGCACTCTCAGCACCGACAATCGTGTCAAACAGGCCAGCAGGCGCAGCGGTAGCGCTGATGATGCCGCCCAGCGACAAATTGGCGTCAGCATTCGCAGCACCACCTGAAAGGCGGTATTGAATCTCAGAGGCGATGATAGGCATTATTCAAATCCCTCCGGACGGCCATCAGCGCCGCGAACAATACGCCTTGGAGCGCCCATTTTTTCAACCGCCGCGCGCATACCGTCAATCGCTACAGCCAGCGCTTCGGTCATGTCAGGCGCGCCCGCAAGGTCAGGCGGTGCGGCTTGTCCCTGTGAAAGCTGAGCCAGGTAAATTTGTGTGTGTGATGCAAGCTCGTCGGAGCGCTTTTTGTCATCCAGTCGCAGAATCTCAAGCTCAAATTCCCGGTTTGCATTGGCTTGCTCACGCTCAGAATCACGCGCATCGTTGCTGGCCTGTAGTTCTAACTGCCCGCGTGTCTCGGTCAGCTTCACGTCAGAACGCAATTGCTCAATCTCTTTCATGCGCTGGGTTTCAGCTTGGAACCTTTGCGCATCGGCCTGTAGCTTCGCCTGCTCAAGCTGCACCTTGGGGTCTGGTGGTTGCGGTGGTGGCTGCTTGAGTTGTCCCTGCTCGTCCTTGGCATCAGCCCAAAACTCACCGGGGTTCTTGAAGCCAGCCAGCTCGACCATGCGCGCTTGTACGTTGCGCACTTTTTCAGCATCCAGCAAGATAGCGCCGTAGGGTGACTGCGCGACAGCGGCCTGTGCTTGTGCAATCTGCACCAAGTAGCCCATTTGTTGCGTGGCGTCACCGCTGCCGATGCCCACGTTGATAGACATATCGTACCCATCGCGCCATTCTTGCGGGTCATACTGAACAAAGCGCCCGTTTAGGCGGAATGACAGCTTATCCATGCAGTAATCGGTCAGCGTCTTAAATATGCCGCGAAACATGGGCTTAACCAGTGCTTCTGCCATCATGCGGGCCATGAGCTTTGAGCGCTTTTGGCGTTCGTTGGTCTGCTTGCTGATTTCGGTCGCTGTCTTTTGCAGGGCATTGGCATCAAGCCCAGCCACTACCGGGGAATAGCCCGTTCTGCGCTCTTTAATCTGCGCCAGTAGCTCTACCATCGGCATAGCTTCAATGCCCTGCCAGCGCTCGGTATAGGGCCGTATTGCACCAGGCGTGTATTCCCGCATCACACCGCCGACGCGCCTGTTTAGCAAGTCGTCAATGTTGGCTTTTACGCCGCCGTTAGCATCAGCCAGTACAACGGTTTCTTGATTGTTGGCTAATGCCAAATTGTCAATCTGGTTCCGTAGAATGTCGGTGCCCATTTTCTGCACGTCATTGACCAAGTCCCAAGCCGACAGGCCGTCAAACTTGTGCGTCAGCAGGTACGGCGTCCAGGCGGCAATCGGGACGTGCGAGAACTCGACATTCTCAAGTATCTTCTGGCCAATGCGGATGATCTTGCGCCGCTCGGTCACGCCGTCGCCGTCAAAGTCAATCAGGACGTACTCTTCACGCACCCAGCCGCGTGCTGATGCGCCGTCCTCGTTCAGGGCTTCGCTGGCATCGCGCCCGCGCATGGTGTCCCTGAACAATCTATCGGATGTAACGCTGTCATCAGCCGCGCCGCGCATGTCGTCTTCAGTCAGGTCAGTAAAACCCATCTGCTGCATGTCGGACAGCGTTTTCAGGCTTTTGTGACAGACATAAGGGCAGTCATCAAGCAATATGGAGTTGTGCCGTGCTGACACTTCCAGCTCATCCGCTGGGATGGCGCTTACTCGGACTTGGCCCTTTTCTTCTACCGTGCGCAGCCTGATGGTGTAGCGCATACGTGGTGGCGGTAGCATGATCCCGGCCTGCTGTGCCTGCTGCTCAATCTCAGGCGGATAGGGTTCTGGCTCAAGCTCTTCGGTGGATAGAACTTGTGCCTTGGGGTTGCTGGTCAGGTGTGCCGCAATCTGAATCTCATCGCCGCTGAATGTCTCAAACTTTGGTGTACGGCGTACATCCCACCACCATTTGACGCCACCGACGCGCAGCATTAACGCATCTTTTGCAGCGGTGTACAGGATCAGGAAGCCGTTGTTTTGCTTGTAGAAAACGTGATTACATGCGTTTGTCGCCTGCTCTGCGCCCTCTTCGTCCTCTGCGCTCGTGGGGTCAAAGACAACAGCCTTATCGGACGCAACAAACACCTCGACCAAATCGGGCAACATGCCCTCAATCGTGTCGAAAACGTCTGAAGATATGACGTTGCTTCTACCGTCCTGCTCATTGCCATAGGGAAAACGCAGGTAGTCCCGCATGGCCTGATTGCGGGTAGCCGCCTGGTCGCCATCGTTGTACAGAAACGCGGCGTCCTTCTCAGCATTCAGAAAGCCAAGCAAGTCCTCTTCGCTCATCTTTGCCATCGGTCAGCCCTTCTTAACCCGGCGTACTGGCTGCACAATCTCGACTGTCAGCACCGCAGGCTCGACAGCTTGCGGCTTGTCCAGCAGCGCGCACAGTGCGTCCGCCAATTGCTCGACCATCGGGTGTGTGACCCGGCCCATAGCCAGAAGGCGGAAGGCCAGCCCAATCTCTTCGCGGTTCAATTTGCCACCCTGCGGTACTGAGCAATGACTGAGAATGTCAGGCTTGGCGTTGTGCCGCCTACAGCAAAGGACAAGCGCCCGACAGAGCCCAAGCGGTTAGGTACGTTCAGCACCTGTCGGCCTACGGCGGTTATTGATGCGCCGGTTGCAATGTCGTAAAAGTTCACACCGTCAACGCTGGCCTGATAGGTAAACGCCAGTGTCGGGCCTGTACCCGCTACAGCGGTCACGTCAATAAACAAGTCAACGCTGTCGAACTCGCTGGCACTTGCGCCCAGGTCAGTCGTGCCTGTAGTTGTACGTGCTGCGCTAGGCAGAACGGTGACGTTTCTAAGTTGGGTCATGCTGTGATCCTGTTTCTGTAATTGAGTTTTGCGCCTGAACTGGCGTTGCCCATTTCGTCTATAGCCATTGCGGCGTAACGAAACATATCGGCACCGTGGCTGAATTCGTCATGTAGCGGGCCTGCGGCTTCGCTGGTGCGCTGGTTAATCAAACGCTGGTAACGCTTTAGGCACTCTTGCAGCCGCTTGGTCTTTTCGTCATCCATGTACACACGCGGGAACATCATCCGGGCGGCTTTAATGCCCTCTTCAACGTCAAGTTGTGGCAATACCTGCACATTGCGGCCCATAGCCTGTAGCGCCTCTTCAGTGCTTTTGCCGGTCTGCGTGTTTCTTGCTCTACCGTCATGCGGGATAAAGTCTGTGCCCCAGCGGTAAGGGTGCTTTTCAAGCTCTGCGATGTAGCTATCTAGCGTGCGGTGGCTGTCCTCGATGTAGCCGATACACCGGACTTCGCTGGATTGGCGCTGCCACAAGCCAATCGTCATTGCGTCATTCCACCCCAAGTCCCAGACGGTATGCACTTTGAGCAGCGGGTCATAAGGCACTTGCCTGACGCGCTTTTCTTCATACATGCGAACAACTTCATCGCGGTAGATGGCACCGACCGCAACGCGCTTGGGCTGTCCTTCCCAGATGTTGTCGTAATTGTCCGGGTCGCGTACCAGTGTTTCTTGTCGTTCCTGCTCAAGCACTGCGGGAAACCAAGGGTTATCGCGCCAGTTCATTTGAACCACAAACGCGGTTTCGGGTGCTTTGACTACAAACCGCTGATAAGTCTCGTCCGTTTCCATATCCGGATTCAGCGTCACCCATATCTCGGAGCCGTCTTTGCGGATCGTCGGTGTTAGAACGTCCCAGCTTCGCTTGGTGACGGTCTGCGCCTCTTCAATCCAGCAGCGGTCTACGCCTTCAAAGGACTTGATTGATTCGACCGTGTGCTGTGCCAAGCCAGCGAACAGGAACAAACTGCCGTTCTTGCCGCGTATCTCGGTGTCAAGCACGTCATACAAATGGCC